CGAAAGTCGATCGCGGCGCAGAGTTGTTGCAACTCGGGGGCTGCGTACAAATTACGGACGGTGTGGGAAATGGCAGGAGAAAGGCAATTCGCCAATATGTACATATGACAGGATTAGGTAGATCAGATATTCTTTACATTGTCCACAACAACTCTTTCATCAACGCGAAGCGTGCACTTTTTGAAAGACTCTACAGGGTTAAGAACCCCGCGCCAGGTGGTCCACAATTCATTCCACCACCACAGCCAAATCCAATTTTGTTCCGGACTCGAATGCAATCATTCAAGACCCGAGTCATGCAACTGGTTGATCCAGTGTTGCGGATGTCTCATCAACAGTTCGTTGAGAGTTCCCCGCCACACAAGCGAAATGCCTACCGCTCCGCTTGGGCCGAGATACGCAAGTCCGGCATCCCCCCTGACGCCTTCCGAGTCGTGTCGTTTATTAAGAATGAGAAAATCAAACTGAAAGACGACGACCCTGTGCCCAGGATCATCTCACCACGCAATATTCGAGCCAACGTTCTCTTAGGCTCGTACATCAGGCCTGCCGAAAAAGCAATCTACCGAGCAATCGATGAACTTTATGGTAGGCCAACTGTGGTGTGTGGCCAAAATGCACACGGTATCGCGACAATGATCCGAGGAGCTTGGGACGAGCTACACGACCCAATCGCAATCTCCTTCGATCTATCACGGATGGACCAACACGTTTCAGATGTTGCTTTGAAGTACGAATTTTCCTTCTACACGAAGATGTTCCGCGATGATCCAACCCTCGACACACTCAGATGGTGCTTAGCACAAATGGTTGACAATGAGTGTGTCATGTACACCAGCGAGGGTGGTTTCGACAAGACCATCAAGTATAAGAAGCGTGGATCTCGCATGAGTGGAGACATGAACACGTCACTAGGCAACAAGCTACTGATGTGCGGTCTCCTGCACTCATACTTCACAGGACACCTTGGCCTCGTCACACAAATTGACTACAACGTCGTCGACAATGGCGACGACTGCGTCGTCATGCTTAGTG